AAAATATGATAAACAAAATTTTACAAAAATGTTAAGTTATTTATCTTTACAAAAAAAAAATAATAAAAATGCTTTTAAATCATCTTTTCCTTTCCAAATAATCGGAAAATATCATTCAACAATTATAAATAGAAAATTTATTTATTAATAATAGATAAAAAGAAATGAGTTCAAGTCCCCTTGATAAACTTAAAGACATGTTTAGTGATGCCAGTGAAAATGTATCAAAATCCTATTCAAGTTTTACAGAAGATAAATCAACTAGTTATTATATATATGTTGGTTTATTATTAGTTATAATTATTTGTTTATTAATAGCATATTTCCTTTATTATTTTATTACAACTAAATTATTTTTAAATATTCGTCAAATCGTAGATGAAACTCGTATTCCTATTATTTGTACTGAGAGAAGAAGATTTGATTTTGATATCAAAAAAACCGGAAATGGTGAAAGAAGAAGTTATACTTTCTGGATTTATATTCATGATATGAATAGATTTAATGGTAGTTATAAAAATGTTTTTAATATACAACCTACAAAAGATGATAATAATTATCAAACTGCATCTCCATGTGTATTATTAGATAAGACAGATAATAAAATGTATATTCATTTTGCTAATACTAAAAAAAATACTGAAGTTATTAGTTATAGTGCTTTAAGTACAGAAAATCTTAAAAAATTAATGATAAGAGGCATAGTAATTCCTTATATACCTCTTCAAAGATGGGTTCATGTTGCCGTTGTTTGTAATGCTAATTCATATAAAAATTATTTATATGCTTACGTAGATGGTGATTTAGTAAGTACAACTTCGCATAATGAAAAAGATAAATATTTAGGAGATAATGAAACATCACGTAAAAAATTATTAGATATTAATATTAATCTTAGTGGTATAATTAATGTAGGTGGTGAATTAAATTCTACCGAAGGCCCCGGATTTTCTGGACTAGTTTCAAAAATAACTACATTTAATTATGAATTAAATCAGCGTGATGTTTATAATGATTATTATTGGGGACCAATTGGAAATATTTTCGCACGATTAGGATTAGGTATGTATGGAATTAGAAATCCTATTTATAAATTATAATATATATAAATAAATAGATAGAAATATGCTAAATCTTATATTTCAAATAATATTAGGAATTTTAACAATTATAATTATGGCATTTATTGCTTATTCTATATTTGATCGTGAATATTTAAGTTCTATTCGTATAAACAATACTAATAAAAAGGAAACTAAAATATTTACTGGTATTTATCCATTTACACAGGATGAAGTTAAAATAGAAACTATTAATAAAAATGATCCATATTATCTAAATATAAATCCTTCTGTAAATCAAAATGGAGGTGCTGAATATTCATATAATTTCTGGTTATATTTCGATATAACAGAAAGTACAGGAAAAATTATTGATAAATATGGTTCTGCTGGTAGTGAAATAAATAAAGATTCGTTTATTGTTTTATTTTATAAAGGTGTTAAACAATTTGTTCCATATAAACAAAATAAATTAAGTTGTGATTCAGAAAAAGGTGATTCTAAACCATATCCATATATATTAGTTAAAAATCCATTAGTAAAACTTAATAATAATGGAAAGGAATTAGTTGTAGAATATAATAATATAAATAATCCTGATAGTTTTAATTCATCAGCAGTCAATTTAATTTGTAGAGAAGTTAAAGATAAAATGTATGGAACTAATGTTAATAAATTAGGTGTTAAAAATATAAATACAGATATGTACACTAATACATGGAATATGATTACAATAGTTCTTCAAGAAAGTCCATCAAATGAAGAAAAATTATTTTCAAATAGAACTAATTGTAAAATATATTTTAATTCAACATTAATATCAGATCGTTCAACATATAATAATGATATTATCGATAATAATAATGAAGTTGGAATTTCAACTGTAATGAAAAATAATATTGGAAATTTATTTATAAATCCAAAAAAAACTATTGGTGAAAATATTAAGATATTATCATCATCAACAGAATTCACAGAAGATAATACTGCTAATAAAACTATAAATTTATTAACTAAAATTGAAAATAAAACAGAAAAAAATGGAATTAAAGTAGATAGTCCAATTAAAATGGCAAATATGTCTTATTTTAATTATGCTTTAACTGATAATGAAATTCTTACATTATATAATAATGGATTTGATAAAAATATATCAGATATTGTTACTAGAACAATGGGACTTAGTAAAATAGTTCAAGGTGATAAAATTTCATATAATCTAATGGCAAATACGGATGGAGTAATGCCAATAGAACCTATATAAATAATAATAATACATATTAAATAATATGGTTGGTGGATTAACTCAATTAGTTTGTAAAGGTCAAATTGATAGTTTTATTAATGTTAATCCTGAAATTAGTTTTTATAAATTTGCGTATAAAAAACACACGAATTTTGCTTTTGAAAGTATAAGATTAGATTTTGAAATAACGCCATTATTAGATAGGAAAGATACAATATATAAATGTAAAATTAGTAGGTATGCCGATTTATTATCTAATTTATATTTTGTATTTAAACTTCCAGCAATTTATTCGAGTAATAAATATAGATTTCGGTGGATTAAGAATATAGGAACATTATTAATAAAAAGAGCATATTTAACAGCAGATGCGACTGTTATAGATACATTAACAGGTGAATATTTATTAATTAATAATGAATTATCATTAGATAAAAAAGATAATTATAATAATATTACAGGAAATATAAAAAGTATATATGACCCATCATTACCAGTACCAATATTAAAAATTAATAATAATTATTTTACAGATATATCATATCCAATAGGTGATAAAGATAGAGATATTCCTTCAATAGTTGAAAGAGAATTAATAATTCCATTATCATTTAATTTTACAAAACATACATCATTAGCATTATTATTATTAAAATTACAAGCAAGCGAAATTTATTTAAATATAGAATTAGAAGATGTTGAAAATCTCTATCAAATATATATAGATGGTTATGATATGTATGTAAGTCCAAGATTTTATAATAATATATTTCCAAACGATAATATAGATATATTGAAATTTATTAAAACAAATTTTTTAAATGCTTATATAGAAGCAAATTACATATTTTTAGATAATGATGAAAGAGCATTAATGATGATTGATCCGATTACGACGATTTTAATAGAACAAGTATTTATATCTAATTATTATGCAGTAAGAGCAGGAAAAGAATTAGCAACAACGATAGAATTAAATGGTGCTAATAATCATAATAAAGAGATTATATGGACTTTAAAAAGGGATGATTATAGAAATTTTAATAATAATACAAATTATACGAATGATATAATAGAAAATAGTTTAAAACCGATATTAACATCGGCAATAATTAATTTTAATAAAACGAATAGAATAGAGCAGAAGGATGCTAATTTTTTTAATTTAATTCAACCATATCAACATCATTCATCGATACCAAAACAGGGGATATATACATATTCATTTGCGATACAACCTGAAAAATGGATTCCGACGGGTAGTTTTAATGGTTCATGTATATCGACGAGTTTAATAGTTTATGTGAATAAGGAGGATAATGAATATATAAATGAGAAGATGAGAAAATTAGGAAAAGATGAATATTCATATAATTATGAATTGAGATATTATATAAAAAGTTTAAATATACTTGAATATAATTCTGGAAATGTAGGTATAAAATATATATAATTTATTTTATTTTCTTATAAATAATGGATTTAACATTATTTATAGTTTTAGTGATATTAATAATTGTTATAATATATTTTAGTAATATTATAAATAATTTAAGAAATGATATTAGAAATATGAATGTATGTTCTAATAATAATATAAAAAGGAAAGATAATTTTGAGGATGATAATAAAAAAATTATTAATAACATTACAAATGGTTTAAATTATTTAAAGAACTATCTTTAAATATATATAATATGCCTCGTAAAAAAGTTGCTACTGATGTAGTAATTAAAAAACCAATTAAAAATAATATTATTGATAGTATGATTAAAGATAATGAAAATGATAATGATGATATTATTTTACAATTGCCAATAAGTCAAATTAAAATTAATTTAATAATAAATAATGAAAAAAATAATAATAAAATAATTGAACCTACACCATATGAAAATACATGTTATTTTACAAATGATGCTGAAAATATTTCATGTGAAAATGAATATTATCATAATAATAATATTCATAATCAAAATATTAAAAATAAATCTTGTTGTTTTTGGTGTTGTCATTCAATAGATAATTTAATATATGGAATGCCATATAATTATGATACTATTAATGATACATATTATATATTAGGTTCATTTTGTTCTTTAAATTGTGCTAATGCTTATAATTTCTCTATAAATAGTGGCAGTGATAAGGTATGGGAAGTTAATAGTTGGATTCAGATGTTAGGGAGAAGATATGGATTAAAGAATGTAATTCGACCGGCACCATCAAGATATTTATTAGAAATGTTTGGAGGAAATTTAAGTATAGATGAATTTAGAAAATCACATATAGACGAGACAAAAACTTATGTTTTAAATATTCCTCCTATGATTTCTATAAATACAAGTTCTGAAATTATAAATACTTCATATTTATCCAAATTATCAGAAAATAAAAAAATGATTTAAAGAGATGATTAAATTTCATTATTGGGATTATGGATGAAATTTATTTCACTAATTATAAGGTTAGCACTATTACTTGTAATGTAGATTTAGGTGTTACAATAAATTTACGATTATTATATGAGAAATTTGATATTAGTGAAAAAAGTAAATTTATTTGGATTTATTATCCTAAATATCCGGAAGGAGAAAATAAAAGGGGCGTATATCCAAAAAAACAGAGAAAGGTGAAACCAACTGAAATTAAAAAAACATCATTTGATAATCAAGTAACCTTTTTATATAAAGCAAATAATTTTCCAAATTTGAAAATATTTAAAAATGGAAATATTCAAATTACGGGAGTAAAGGATAAAGATGATGTAAATAAAATTGTTGAAGATGTTATTGATGAAATTAAAAAAATTTATGAGGATAATAAAGAAATTACTACTACTGATGAATTTGAAAAGAAAATAGGATTTAATAATTTTCATATTAGAATGATAAATACTGATTTTAAAACATTTACAGATAAGGAAATGATTAATAAATTTGTGATAAGAAGAAAAGTTCTTCATAAAATTTTAATTAGTGATATTTATAATAATAAATGTAGTTTTGAACCCGGCAAATATCACGGAGTTAAATTAGAATTTTTCTGGAATATGAATAAAGAATATCAAGATGGTATTTGTAAATGTTGTGATAATTGTTTTGGAAAGGGTAGTGGAAATGGTGAAAAAAATTGTAAAAAAATTACGATTGCTATATTTGAAAGTGGAAGTGTTTTAATTACAGGTGGAGTTACATTTAAACAGATTGAAGATGCTTATAATTATATAACAAAAGTTTTTAAAGAAAATAAGAGTGAGATTAAGAAGATTGATTTGAATACATTATTAATTGAATAATTTCTTTTATTTTTTCGAGAATATTATCGAAACCGCTGATAATATCTAAATTATAATATAGATAGAATTCGTTATTTTTAAGAATAAATTTTAATTTAAAAGTTTTTTTATTAATAATTAAATTTCTAATTGCGATAAATTCATTATTAAAATCGTCATAATTATCATTATAAAAATCTTCAATAATAATTGGAGTTTTTTCGATTTGTTGTTTAAGATATAAATCGATATATTCAAAATTTTTATAATCAAATAAATTAAATAAGAATAAATGAATATCTGTTAAATTATCATAAGTTTTATTATTTATAATTAATGAAATATTATCATTCATATTTTCTTTAAAAGTGAGAAGATATGAAGGATATTTATATTTATAAATAGTATCATATTCTTCATATTTAATAGATAATTTATATTCTTCTTTGGAATTTTTTTTAATGAAAAGTCGAATATCGTCCATTTTATATATA